ATGACCGAGGAGCTGCAACGCATGATAGAGCAGGCCATAGTTGAGGTGCTGGCGGAACGGCGCAAGGCGTTGGGCCTGTCGGCGGAAGAATTGGGCAAGCGGGTGTTCCCCGGAGCTTCAAACGCCCGAATGAAGGTACAGACCCTTACACAGAGGCAGGGGAATGGAAAACCGCGCAGCCTCAAGGTTGGTGAATTCATAGCCCTGTCCAAGGCATTGGAGCTTGATCCTGTCAGAGTCTTGGGTAAGGCATTGGATCGTTTTGAGGAAACCCGGATTTAATTTTTGCGGACATGCATGACAACGGCCGTAATTTACGGCCTTTTTATTTTAGTTGATTGATTTAAAATAAATCTATTTTTTCTTGACATAAGATTTAAAATAAATCTATATCGGAGTTGCTGATGATGAAGCGTCAGTTCGGTTCATTGACAATCAGCCCCGGTGAACCCCTAGAGCCTAGGCGGGCACGGCGCTTAGGTGCGGGTGGAGGGCACGGTCGGCTTTGACGTCGGCTGTGAAAAGGTGTCAAAGGATAGGAGGGACTATCCAAAGAGGGGAGGCGAAAGCCTCCCCATCAGCTCTACTCCAGAGTAGCAATGTGCCCGGAGATTTTATTCCGGCTCTGTGCCGCTACAGAATTTCAAGGACCTTTACGTCAACCTTAGGGGACTCCATGAAGTCCTTGTCCACCTTGCCGGAGAGACGTACCTTGTTCTGGGGTGTAACGGTTCGGCCCGCGAAAAGTTCGAAATCGATCTCCACGATCATTTCGCCCGTGGTGTCCTTGAAGATGTATTTATCGTCGCTGCCGGCAACACGTTGGGTGATGTTCCCGGTGAGCACGACGCGGGCATCGTCCCAGCTTTTTTGGGCTTTGGCTACGGTATCGGCCTCAATGCCGGTAGTGGGGCCTTGGAAGCCTCCTCCCTGAGCGGAATTCGGTCCCTGAAAGCCTGCTGCGGCTATGGTGGGAGCAGCAAGGGTAGCGGCAAGGACCAGTGCGAACAGACGCTTCATAGTTGCTCTCCTGTTGTTTGTAAGATTGATTCCTTTTATCTATAATCAAAAATATAGATGCGTCAAGCGGATCGGATTCAAGCCGAGCGAGGATATATGGAGGCCAATATGTTGCGCATATCGCTTTTGATCGTGGCCCTTGCGTTTCCGCTTCCGGCCCATGCATGGCCCGGCACGGTGCTGGACGTGCATGACGGTGACACGATGACCGTGGCGCCGATGGGCGACGTCCGGACGCCGTTAAAAATCCGGCTCTACGGCATAGACGCCCCAGAGCTGGAACAGAAGGGCGGCCCGCAGTCCCGCGACCACCTGCTGGCCCTCGTACAACCGGGGCAGGACGTTGAGGTGATCAAGATGAGTACCGACAAATACGGTCGCACGGTCGCGCTGGTGGCCACGGACAGGGTGCTCAATGCCGACATGCTGGAAGCTGGTCAGGCGTGGGCGTATCCGGCCTTCTGCAACGCCCCTTTCTGCAAAGGCTGGAAGAAGCTGGAGCAGGACGCCAAAGAAGCGCGGCGGGGCCTCTGGTCCCGAAAGAACCCGACCCCGCCGTGGAAATGGCGGCAGAAGCGGAAATGAAAGAAGATCCGGATAATCTCTCGGGGCTTTGTTTTATCAAATGCTTTCGGCATATTCACCGAGCTCATCAAGCACGTTTTTTCTATCCCAGTTGCTGTCGGCAAGGCAGTGTTTCGCATAAAACGTCTGCAAACCAAGATGGATGAGGAGTCCGGGAGTTTTCTTGACGGCAGGTGATACTTCCGGGTCGGCGTTTAGTTCGATTTCAAGTTTTTCCAGTCCCTCTTTCCAGCTTTTTCCTGGGTCTTGAGCAAAGCCATAGGACAAAAAAGGGTCGGTGAAGCACATATCGTCAAGGAGCGTGAGGTATGCGGCAACTTTCTTTTGGGCTTCAGCGGTGGGAGTTTCGGCATAAGCCGATGAGCCCATGCAAAGCATAATAATGAGTGCCAGAAAGCGGCACATCTTTTTTCTCACTTTCATTCGCATCTTACTTTCCCTCTCGTTAGTCTTCCAAGACAGTCTCAATTCGCCGGCGCAGTTCGGTTGCTTTGCGGGCATTGCCTCGGGCGTAGGTCCGGCCCATCTGCCACAGTTCACCGATGGAATCTTTGAGGCGGGTCGGGATGTCCTCACGCCGCATGGCCTGCCGCTGGAGCGTTTTGATCCTGTCGCGCCACTCGTTACCCGGATTCTCGCTGCCGCATCCGTAGACGCACCGCCGGAATATCTCCGAGTCCTTGAAGCCGTCGAAGTCGTTCAGAAGGTCGCTGATGGCCTCCCGGACGGCTTCTGTGGCGTCTGATGCGCTTTGCGCCCGCGCCGTTGCACAGGCGGCAATGCAAAGCAAAAAAGACACGATAATGATGGAATATTTCATTCGCGTAATTGGCGACTAACCTTGCTTATATGAAGGTTGTTGTAATAAGGCTTCTACCCATGTGTCTTCATGAATGATAAATGTCGGATGTCCTTGTAATCTATTTTTCTTAGCATCTTCTATTTTTCTTCCAGATTGAGGTAATGTCCATTGCGGGTTTGCACAGGAACCAACTACGAGATAAAAAGGAACATCTTGAAGAGGTCTTGGTGTGATGTATCCACCAGCTTTCATGGTAGCTTCTTCGCAATCAGTATGTTCACCGAAGGCAAAAATACCGCTGAAACAGAAAGCAGAGCGAAAGTCGATATGATCAGGGTGATCAAACATTTCATGGTTTTTGGGAAGGATAATGTAGATCCCTCCTTTCTTTTTTTCAGGAATGACTGGTGACTGGGGAATGGGGGCACTTATTTCTGGTACAGGTAATCCGGCGTCCCGAATGAAGGAAGAAAGTGCTGCAATGATAGGCGCAAGTTCTTTTTTGGAAAAACGTTCTCGAATATTCAATTCAGAGATAAGCTTATACAATTTTGCAATGGATCGGTTTGT